TCCAAGCGGCATGGGGTGGCTGTAACCGGTAGCAGCCGCGCATTCGGGAAGCGCTCGACTACGCGCCCCCAAGTACTTTGTGCCGTGAGGTGATGGGCTTCATCGACTACAATCAGATCGGGTGGTGGCAGGTCATCCAAGCGTTTGACTAAGGTCTGGACGCTGGCGACATAGACCCGAGCATTCCGGTGCGTGTAGGTTTTCCCGTGCGCCTTGAACTGGGCAACCTGCGCCTGCCTGACGACGGAACCGGGCGCGACTATCTGGTGCTGAGTACCGAATCTGGCCAGCGTGGCGGCGATCTGCTTCACCAGCTCGGCGCGATGACAAATTAGATAAACACATCGGCCTTTTTCTGCGGCGCTGGTTGTTACGTAGCCGAATACAGTAGTCTTACCTAACCGCCCCCGGTGGGTAAAACCACCAGGGGCGATCTCCTTCCTTGAGCGTAAGCGGCGCGAATATCTGCTACAAGATGCTCTTGATATGGGCGAAGAGTTACAGTCATGAGATCATTCACCCGCCTCATAGATCACATCGAATCCCAGCTCGACTGCGATCTTCCACTCCATCATCGCACCGCGAGACTTCGACCAGCCCGGCAGCATCAGTATTGCGTCACACGTCAACAGCATTGCGATGTCACGGCGCATGTGCTGCTCCCACGGAGCCTCTGCGCGAAGCCCGTTTTCTGTAGGATTGACGACTGTATAGCCCTGCGCCCGAAGTCTGGCGGCGGTGTCGTTGAATAGCGGCCAGTTGTACGCTGGCAGACCGGACATAGGTCCAGCGATATAGACTCGTCTCATTATTTTCCTTCAAGTGCTTTGATGATGAATTGCCGAATTACTTGGCTGCGATCCACGCGCAAGCTCAGGCGCTTTGACTGCTCAGCGGCAATGGTGTCAATCTTTTTGACAAGATCGGCAGGCACACGCAGGGTGATGCTTCGGTTAGCCATGTAAACCCTTTCCCAATTTATAATATAATACATTGTGCCACAATGTACCACAATGTAAGCGTTTATGCTATATTGTCAAAGCGCTGCACATCAGCGCGTCAACTACCAAGGAGCTTTATGATCAAGAACCTACCCAATGCCGAATACCACGATCATCCGGCAATCGGCTCTAGCGGCCTCAAGCTGCTACAACGCTCACCGTTGCATTACTGGTCGCGCTATCTCGACCCGAACCGTGAGCGCGAGGAACCCACGCCAGCCATGAAGCTGGGCACGGCCTGGCATTGCGCCATATTTGAACCCGATCAATTCACTGAACGATATGTTCAGGTGCCCGAAGGTCTCGACCGGCGCACGAAGGAAGGCAAAGCCCTCTGGGCAGAATTGGAAGCGAGCGGACTGGAACCGCTAAGCGCGTCCACGTGGGAACAGCTCAGGCGGATGCGTGAAGCGTCGCGCAGCAACCCGATCAGCCGGGTACTGTTCGGCGATGGCGTTAGCGCAGTCTGCGAAGCCTCGATGTTCTGGGTGGATTCAGACACTGGCGCAAACTGCAAGATGCGCCCGGACTTTATGGTCGCACCATGCGAGATGTTTCCGCATGGGCTAATCGCTGACGGCAAGACCTGCCTCGACGCCAGCCCGGAGGGGTTCGCCAAGTTCGTTTGGAACTATGACGCGCACCTGCAATCAGCCTGGTACTGCGACGGCTTCCAAAAGGTTCACGGCACAAGCCAGCCGCCCACGTTTATCTGGCTGGCGCAGGAAAAAGATGCACCGTTTGCAAGCGCGTATTACAGCGCTAGTGAAGACTTACTCGCATACGGTCGCAAGACCTACAAGAGTTTGCTTGAGATCTACAAGAATTGCGTGGCAAGCAACACCTGCTGGCCGGGGTATCCGTCCGAAGTCAAACCGCTGACACTGCCCACCTGGGCAGAAAAGCAGGTTTCCGAAGCAATTGATAATTAAGGGGTGATTATGTTTGAGATTAAAACCGCAGAGCGCCAAGGCGCTCGATTACTGATTCAACTATCTGGCGTGTCGGGTTCGGGCAAGACCTATACAGCCCTCCAGCTTGCCTATGGCCTGGCCAACAATGACGCCAGCAAGATCGTGCTGATCGACACAGAGAACCGCCGGGGCAGCCTGTACGCCAATGCACTTCCCCAGCCGTTCCGTGTGATCGACTTCTACGCACCATTCGGCCCTGAGCGCTACATCGCCGCGATTGATGCGGCCTGCAAGGCCGGTGCCGAGGTGATCGTCATCGACTCGGTGACGCATGAATGGGAATCGGAAGGTGGCTGCGAGTGGATCGCCACCCAGACCCGCTTCCCTGACTGGAAAACCGCGAAGCGCGAGCATAAGCGGTTCATGACGCACATGCTGCAATCGCCTGCGCACGTGATCGCTTGCACCCGCGCCCGTGAAAAGGTTGATTTTTCAGACCCGAAGAATCCTAGACCGCTCGGGATCCAGCCGATTCAAGAAAAGAACTTCTCATTCGAGGCCACGGTCTCGCTGATGATGCACGATCAGGGGCGCAGGCAGGACGTGCTGAAATGCCCAGCCGAACTGCATGACGTGCTCGGTCGCGGCGCGGATTATGTGACCTCAGAGGATGGCGTATCGCTTCGGCGCTGGGTGGATGGCGGCAAGGCGATCAACCCGAAGGTCGAGCACTCCAGAGGGATGCTTCTCAATGCCGCAGAAGGTGGCGTCGATGCCCTACGCTCAGCATGGGAAGCCACGCCGAAGGCGATTCAGAAAGCCCTAGGCAAAGCGTTTATCGAATCCGCCAAGGCCAGCGCGGCCAGCTTCGACAAGCTCAAGCAGGGCGCACAGCAGCAGCAGCAAGACCCGGCACTTTCTGCGCTCAACGCAGCAGCGGCAGCAACACCGCTAGTGCAAGACAACACCGACGACGTTTTTTAACAACACTTTGAAAGGTAATCATGGCTTCCAAAAAACTTTATGACCTCGCCGTCAAAACCGGCGAATATCAAGACCGAGCATCAGGCCAGACAAAAGGCCGCTGGCAGAATGTCGGCGCAGTGATGCAGTCTGATGACGACAACAAATTCATCATGCTGGCGAAGTGGTTCAATCCGGCGGGCGTTCCAGACCTGAGCGGGAAGGGTGGGGAATCTATCCTGGTGTCGATGTTCAAGCCGCAAGACCAGCAGCAGGCGACTGCACCAGCCGCCCCGGTAGTGAAGATCAAACCAGCGGATGACGACATACCGTTTTAATCTGTTAAAAATCTTACCGGCAGTTTTCAATCGGTTAAAACCTTTACGGCTTGAAAACTGTTTGTAAGGGCACCAGTCTGGCCGGGCAGTTTAACAACAGGGAGGCATAAGTGACTGCACCGGAGCTGTTAGACCTACACCTTTTTTATTATCCAATTAGCGGCACAACACGCACCAGGCTAAGGTGTTGGAATAAAGCAACATTTTGCCCCTAGTAGCCCCCATCCATCATGGGCGCGACGCTGAAGCGCCAATGTCGATTAACTAGCTGAATCTGCAAACGAATTTACCTCCTATCTGCCTGCCCTGCCATCCCATAAACAGCGCTTGTTGTACCGTTTTGCGACCGCTGGTACAACAGGAGTTGTACCGGATTGGGGAGTTGTACCATGGCAAGCATACAGCCTAGGCAGGGCAAAGACGGCACGGTCAGGTATCTGGCGCAGGTGGTCGTCAAACGCGGTGGCATCATTGTGCGGCGCGAGAACAAGACATTCGCTGATGAGCGCCAGGCGCGCGCATGGGCTGCAAACCGAGAGGTGAACCGCGAAGCGGCAAGCGACGATCCGACACTGAGCGCCGTGATCGACACGTACCTGGGCGAATCACGCAAGGCAGTAGGGCGCACCAAGGCGCAGGTGCTGGAAGCAATAAAGCGGCACCCCATCGGGTCGAAGCGATGCAGCCGAATCACCAGCGCGTCCGTGGTGTCATTCGCTCAAGGCCTGCAAGGTGGCCGCACCCCGCAAACGGTCATGAATTATCTCAGCCACCTGTCCAGCGTGTTCGCTATCGCCCGGCCAGCATGGGGCTATCCGCTAGACCCGGAAGCGGTGCAGGACGCGATGAAAGTCTGCAAGCGCCTGGGCTACATCAGCAAGAGCCAGAGCCGTGACCGGCGCCCTACGGTCGATGAGCTGGATAAGATCGTGACGCATTTCGAGGATGTGCGCAGGCGCAGGACTGGCAACAATCCGATGGATGACATCGTGCGATTCGCTGTTTTCAGCACCAGGCGGCAGGAAGAGATCACACTGCTACGCTGGGACGATCTCGACGCGGAACACAGCCGGATTCTGGTGCGAGACATGAAGCACCCTGGCCAGAAAATAGGCAATGATCAATGGTGTGATCTCACGCCAGAGGCGTTAGCTGTTGCGCTTGCCCAGCCCCGCCGTGGCGATCTGATCTTCCCGTACAACACCGACGCGACAGCGGACACCGTAGCTGGCAGTCGCTCAAGCGCTACACGCACATCCGCCAACGTGGCGACAAATACGCCGACTGGAAAAAAAAGACCCCGGCTGATTAGGCCGGGGCAAAAGGGGTGATTGCGTACTGCAACCGCCAAGGAGACATTCAAATAAGATTCTACACTATTTCGGCCATGCTTCGGTCATGGTTCGCAAGTCGTTGACGTGCCGGTCACAACGTTCCGCCAACATTTGATAGCGGGTTGAGCACTGCGCGAGTACGGCTGCGATGGCAGCGGCTCGCTCAGCTCGGGCATCGCTGGAAGCTGTGGCGAGTTGCTGACGTAGGGTATTAAGGTCGTTGCGCAGGCTGTCAGACTCAGACTGAGCGCCAGCAGCAGCGGCGCGCAGATCGATCTCGCGTTTCTTGGCTTCATTTTGGGCTTTCGTGACGAAGGATTGTAGGGCGGCTGTCTTGTTGGCCGCTTCGGTATTGGCAACGGCAATGGCTGTGCGCATATCGTCAATCTGGCGTTCGGCGGCGAGCAGGTCAGACCGCGCCGATGCGAGTTTGACTGTCTGCCAGGCCGCGCCAGCAAGTGCGGCAGCCAGCGCGGCCAGCAGTGCCCAGCGCGGTATCAGGTTGAGTAAGCCGACAATCATGCGACTGCATCCAGAGCAAGCGCAGTGATGTGCTTTCTTTCGTCCAGGCCGGCATTGCCGCCGTTGACGATGCGCGTGATTCGCTCAACATCGCCGATGACGTTGGAAGGCACATTGATTGACCACCACGCTAGGCTGGCGCGCAGGGCAATGTCTGGCTGTTTCAGCATGTCTGGGTCTGCCACCAGATCGAGGCCAATGGCTTTACCCACCGCTTCGTAATTCGCCCGGCCAGTCACTTGAATCAGGCCGCGCCCCCGGTAGCGCCAGCCGTCACCGGGTTCGGTGTTTCCCATGCGCTTGCCATAGACCAGGTTGGCCAGCCTTTCAGGGTTGCGAACGTAGGGCTCAGCGGATGCAGTCGTTGGGAACCGACGCGGCCAGACGGCGCATAGACGTGCTGCGCTGGTGTAATTAAGTAATTCCTCGACGCGAGTGAGATTGGCACTCTCGTGCAGCACCTGGCCGAGGAAGTAAGGCACTACCCTAGGGTTTAGCGCCAAGTGAGCCGCAAATACAGGTGCCCATTGCTGGGCTACGTCTGACTTGACGCCGCATTTCGTGAGTATCGTGAGCCATTTCATTCCTGTATTCTATTCTCAAAATCCAATTTAGGGTAGAGTAAACGAATGAACATTCAGAGCAACATCAAGCAGGCCGTGGCAAAACTGCAAAGCATTACCGATGCCAAGCAATTACCGTTTGCCATCGCTCGGGCGCTGACTGTCACCGCGCGCGATGTCCAGGACGAGGTGCGCAACAATCTGGCGCAGCGATTTACGCTCAGGAATAACTGGGTGCGCCAAGGGATTCAGATACAGCGCGCTACCAAGCAGAATCTGGAGGCGATGGTTTTCAGCCGTGATGCTTTCATGGGGCTGCAAGAGGTTGGTGGCGCGAAAAGTCCGCTAGGCAATTATCTGGCCGTGCCCACCAGCTTGGTCAGGCGAACGCCCAAGGACATGATACGCAAAGCCGACCGCCCGAAATCTTTGGGCAACAAAGCTGAGGTTATCGAATTCATGGGCAGGAAATGGCTTGCACTCAAGCGAAGCAGAAAAGGCAGGAACAAGAACGATTTGAGACTGATGTATTTGCTAGTCCCGCGCGCAGATATTGAGCCCCGATTGAAACTGAGAGATGACGGCCTGCGCGTCAGTCAAGCCGTTTTTCAGCGTCGGCTGCAAGAATCGCTAGAGCTTGCGCTCAGGACTGCTCGGTAGGTCGGCAAAAATCCTTCGGGACACCGTTGCGCCATTGAACCGAAAATATCGACTGGCTGATGACGACTGCCGCCAGCAAGGCTGAGGTGTACCAGTTTGGTGTCCAGCACCAGACAATCGGCGCGGCCATGCCCAAGCAGGCCACCGCCCCGAGCGCGCAGATAGCCAGGCGCACCGATAGCTTCGTGGTTTCTTCGGAAGTGTGAACCGCCCGGCAGAACGCCATGTAGAACAATGCAGCGCACAGCATTTCATGGATGATTAGCGAAATGATCATGGGCTTCCACCGATCCGTTTGATTGTCGTTTTGATTGCATCCGCTATTGCACTCATCACCGAGCGCCAGCCGTTGCCTAGTGCGCCGACAACAAAGGCCAGTGGCGCGAGCAATTCGACTGCCGGGACATTATAAATCCGCTCGATCATAGCAGCCGCTGAGCCGACCAGGACAACAGCCATCAGCACGCAGCGCAGCAACAGCCACGCGCCAGCCGCCCTGCTTTCTGTCTTGATTGTGGCCGACAAAGGCCACAGCGAACCGGCCAGCGCGGAAAATACGATAAGCGCATACGGTCCCGCGAGAGGTCCAAGTAGCGCAACTGAAAGCGCCGATATGCTGATGCTGGTGGTGGATGTGGGTTCGGCCATGCTTATCGCTTCCAAAGTGTCCAGCGCAGTTCGATGCCAGCGGCGTCGTAAGAATTACGATCTCTGCCGAGAACACAGCTATGGTGAGTGTATTTGAAATTTACCTGAACGTTTTGATATTGCCAGGCATTGACCCAAAAGCCCATATTGCTGGTGCCTCTGTCGTCAATCGTATTGGCTGAGCACTGCGGTGATTGTTTGAATGTTTGATCTAAGCCAACAAACACGCCAGCGTCTTTGAACCAGCGGCCTTGCGCATTTGCACGGCTAAAAAGACTGAGAACCAAGGCAATGAGCAGAATGACTATCGGGGCAAGTATGATGCCTTTGAGAATACCTCTGCCCTCACTGGTTGAAAAGTATTCGCGCCACTTCGAAGGCGGCAGGCGGTAGGCAATATAGCCAAGAACCACGGCGAGCAATAAACCAACGAAAACGGCGCTTTCTTTCATAAATACCCTCGAATGAGTTCCTTTCTTCCGCCAATCGTTAACTCCAGATCGGCAGGGCTAGGCACCTGATGAAAATGCACCCCCCAGCCGTGTGCATTCAGGTCATTGGCAACCATTTCAGAACAGATGACGCCACCAGCATTGATGGTGCTCTTGCCCATAATATGAAACAGTGGGCGCATTCCAAACAGAATATAGTCGAGCACGCCGTACCTGGAATCGTCTGTGTCCAACTTCCAATCCAGATAATCGGCAGTAATTGGCACTGGCGTGTCGATCAGCACCGTCTGCTTGTGTGCATAGGTTGACCACAATCTACGGCGACGAATCAGGTTCATATCCCAGAAATGCACCTCATTCGTAAAGCCAACGTGGTAGCACGTTGACCCAGTGAATATCTTGGTCAGGGTGCTACTCGGTTGCTTGCCGTAGATGAAAGCGAGTTTCATAGTGTCGCTGCAAGTGTGAATAAGTCATCGAGTTGTTGAGAGGTCAGCCCAAGTGACGCGGCTAAAGCCTGCACAAGCGGTCTGTTTCGCTCAACAGTGCTAGAAAATTCCCATTCAATACGCACTGCTTCGCCCTGAGCGCCCGGCATTGAAGCGACTGCGTTATTGATCTGCGTTAGTAATCCTTGTTGAAGTAGCGCCAGACGTGCCTGTCGCATTGTGACGCTGGTAATGACAGGAACGGGTGGAGCATCAGCCGGTTCCGGCGTATTTCCTTCGGCAAGCCATTGCTGGTACTGAATGAAGTCGGAGTTTGCCGGGTCTGCCGGAATGCAGGCTCCGTCTGTTAATCTGATGACGCTTGGTGTGTTAGTTAGTTTGTACATAACTTGCCCTTAGAGTTCAATGGCAGCGACCCATTGCGCGGAATAGTTTGCAACATTTCCAACAGCGCTATTTGTTATATGAGCGCCAGACGTTGAAACGTATTGAACAGTAGCAGTTCTATCCGCGCCTGATCCATCTCGAATTTGACCAAATGCGCCTGACTGCGTGCTATAAGAAGTTACTGTTGGCGTTGCTCTTTTTTGCACTTTGAATATAACTTGCAGTGCCGCTGTATTGGCGGCTCCTGATGCGTTGTAATTTTGAAGGGCACCGACACTTGTTGCAGTACCAACCGCACCGGGTTCATAACTCTGTTCATAATACCGCTGACACATCGCCAGCTCGGCGCTAAATGGGCGGTGGTCGAATTCCGTTGCGAATGAGCCGACTTCTAACTGCACACCGGTGATGGCGAAAATGTTGCCGACGGTGTCGAGGCAGTTGACTTGGTTGGAAGTGGCGAGGAAATTGCCGGTCTGCCATGCGCCTGCGGTGGTTTGGAAGGTGGTGCCTGCGGCGAGTGCCCACGACGCAATCAGACCAGTTCCGTTAGTCCAGTCCCAGGTACCTGCGGTGATAAGTCCGCTCGGAAGGGAGATAGATTTTTGTTCCCACGTATTTGTCGCGCTTATGGTGTACTCGACAACGTAACTGCGGTTAGTGCCGCTGTTTCGAAATGCTACGCAATGCGTACCTGTCTTGCTGCTACGAACCCAGAATGAAACCGTAAATGTTTTGCCAATTAGGTCTCTGGCATTAAATCCCTCAATGCGTTGCTGAATGGCTAAAGCGTCACCAGCAGCAATACTTGTGTCTGCCGTGGTAACTGCGTAGCGATAACTGTATTGGAATTCATTGTTACTGGGCGCGTCCGCTTGCTGAGTCACCGTGGCAACAGCGGACGAGGTGTTGGTTAGCTCCCACCTGTCAAGCGTGTATGCAGACGCCGCCGCAAAACTCGTCCCCCGCTGGGCAATGTCCATCTTGCCGTTGATGATCTTATTTTTTAGCCCAGACGCAATTCTCGGTGGCATTTCTTCGACAAGCGCCTGCGATGTCGATAGCAACGTCACCCGGCTGCGATGGTTGGCCGGAATATCACCAGCCCCGATGTTGACGTAACTACCACTAGCCGCCTGGCGCACCAGCGTAGGCGGTGAAGCCACGCCACTGACCTGGAGTGTCGGATTCGCACCGCTGGCGGCATGGAATGTTACCCAAAACGTCTGACCCGCTGCGTAGGATGTAATAGCCTGCGCCGGGGCGAGCGTGTATGCAGTGCTGGTGCCTGCGGTCGTGGCACTGTTGGCAGTCTGAGCGAGTACGTTCGCCGGGGTTGTCCAGACTGACGGGATTGCAACATCGGGTGTACCACCGATGACGCCGCGCAACTGCTGCAAGTCATTGGTGATCTTGCTAATGTCTGCGGCTGGCGTTGTCGTTGCCGGGTTGATTGTCGAGGATTGCCAGGCCATGCTTAGAACCTTTCTCCGTAACCGAACACGTCCACATCGACGGTTCCGGCTTTGGCGCTACCAGCGCCGTCAAATACATTGACTGTTACTTGTGAATTGCTTTTTCCAGTGACAGTAAAGCGATCACCGCTAGTCGCTGATTGTAATGTGACCTGCACGGTCTGGACACCGACGAAGGCCGGTGAAAATGTCAATGTCGCGCCAGCAATAGGAATTGAGACATTGCCGAAATGCAGTACCCGGTCGGGCACATCAATGCGCACGATCAGGCTGGTCAGGTACGGGATGATCACCAAGTCGTCAGTTGCCAGAGTAGCGCGAATACGGACGTACCGGAACGTATAAGCGCCCGGTGTGAACTGCTGCCATGCGCTCCAGGTGATGTTATCGTTGCTGGTACTGATATCGAAAGACGCCGAAATACCGCTAATCCTGCCCTGCCAAAACCATTCTGGAGCTGAATAGTAGCTCCACGGCTCGGTGAAGTCATTCCACACGCCTACCTGCTGGATCGTCTGGACTATATTTTCAAGATGCACGGTCGAGGTGGCAACGAAGCCAATATCAATAGGCTGCGTCGTATAGGTGCCTGAGCTGACCGGATCGAGGAACATCCACGCACTGGTGTAGCTGTTCCACGGCTGTGTGTAGGCACTCCAAGGCTGCGTGCCGTTAATGACGACACCGCCGGGGGTGGCATAGGCGTTGTTGGTCGTTCCGTTCCAGCCGTTTGTTGTCTCATCCGAAGCCAGGACAACGTTGATGCCGCTAATGTCTGGCACACTGACTAGCGACTCTGCCGCGCCAAAGTTGCCGGATGTGTCAACCGCCTTGATCATGAACGTACCACCGCGCGGCGCAGACCATGAGAAAGCGTTGCTCGATGTCGAACCGATGGGGATGCCGGTATTCCAGCTCAGGCCTTGGCGCAGTTCGTAGTGGTCAAAGTCCACATCACCGACAGGCCGCCAAGTGAAATTCAGAATGGTGCCGTTCCTTGCCACCACGAAATTC